GGTCGCTGGTCTTCTTGGACTGATTTGTGGGAAGAGGTGTATGACTATGCTGTTCCTCACAGAGAAAGCTTTTTTCAAGAAAGCTCTGCACAACGCAGAACAGAAAACATATATGACGAAACAGCCGTTACAGGACTGCCAAAGTTTGCAAGTCGCCTTCAGTTAGGGTTCTTTCCTCCAAACGGTCGTGCATTTAGACTCGAACCCGGCCCAGAGTTTCCAGATAGCTTAATGAACAAGGGTCTACAACAACAGCTTGATAGCATTACAGACCTTATACACGAGGGTCTTAGGAACTCTAACTTTAACTCTGAAATGCATGAGGGATTGCAAGACTTAGGCATGGGTACAATGAACATGCTATGTGAAGAGGGACGTTTTCAAGGTGACTTGCACTTCACTGCTGTACCTCCTACTAACTTGGCTTTGCTATCTGGACGTATGGATGGCGTTGCTAGTTGGTTCCGTTGGAATAGCAACATGGACATCACTGAGGTAAAACAGCGTTATCCAGATGCTAAGTACACTGAGAAAATGTCTCAGGAGCAAAAGAAAAACCCAGAACGCAAAACAAATATCATTGAAGCTACCATCTATGATGAAGCAAACAGATTTGCAGATGAGTACACCTATTACCTTATATCTGAAACAGACAATGCTATTCTTATAAAGAAGGTAATGAAGGGCAGAGGTTCTGTTCCGTGGATTACTACACGTTGGTCTAAGTCAGGATTTGAAGTATGGGGCCGTGGTCCTTTATTGCAAGCAATGCCAGCTATCAAAACACTAAATCTTACAGTACAGCTTATTCTTGAAAATGCTGAAATGGCAATTGCAGGAAGCTATGTATATGACGATGACGGTGTATTTAACCCTGACAATATAACTATACAGCCCGGAACTTTTATACCTAGAAGTCCTGGGTCTAGTATTGACACCCTTCAGAATGCAGGTCGTTTTGATGTAGCACAGTTAGTTTTAGAGGATATGAGAAGAAATGTTAGAAAAGCTCTCTTCATTGATGAACTCGATACTCGCCCAAATGCTAGAACGCCTTTATCCGCAACAGAGGTTTCAGAAAGGCTTGCCGATGTTGCTCGTGATATGGGGGCTGTTGCTGGACGGATGCAAAAGGAGTTCCTTCAGCCGTTGGTTGAGAGAGTTATACATATTTATACGAAACAAGGTCTTATCGATATACCAAAGGTAGATGGTCGTGAAATTCGTGTCGTTCCAGTTTCTCCCTTGCTGAGAGCGCAGGACCAACAGGACGTTTCTGACTTCGTTAGATTCCAACAAACTGTTGCGTCTACCTTTGGTCCCGAGATAACACCTATACTCTATAATCAAGAAAAAGTTGTTGCATATCTAGCTTCTAAGTTTGGTATCCAAGAGGAACTGTTAGCTGACCAAAGCCAAGTAGAAGGTAATGTAGAACAGCTACAGCAACTCATGCAAATGCAAGGACAACCACAACAATGAAGGAAAAGATAAATGCGTCAATTGACGGTAGAGGATACACTAAGGAAGTTGACCAAGACCTTAATAGCAAAGCCTATGGTTTGTTTGGCAGTGGTATTGGAAAAGACTTCTTATCGTACTTGGAATCTATCACAACGAATAATGTATATCCTGCAGGCGTGGGCATCGAGACTTTAGCCCATGCAGAGGGTTCACGTTGGCTAGTAGCGGTAATTAAAGCTAGATGCGAGAAAGGACGTAAACAGTCAGATGTCTAAACCTGCAAATCCAAAGCTATATGCAAGAGCAAGAGCTATTGTAAAAGGAAGAGTTAAGAAATGGCCTAGTGCTTATGCTTCAGGTCAGTTAGTTCAGCAGTACAAGAAAATGGGCGGTACATATAAATCATGAGTTTAGACAAATGGTTTAATGAAAAATGGGTAGATATATCCACAAAGAAAGACGGCAAACATCCTCCTTGTGGTCGTAAGATGGGTGATGGACGCAAATACCCGAAGTGCGTTCCATCATCCAAAGCTTCATCTATGAGCAGTTCTGAAAAGAAAACCGCTACAGCAAGAAAACGTAAAACTAACCCTAGCGGTGGTGGTAAAAAACCAACTTATGCGAGGACATAATGGCAAAGTCAGCGGCATGGCAACGTAAAGAAGGTAAAGACCCTAAAGGTGGACTTAATCGTAAGGGTCGTGCATCTTTGCGTAGGCAAGGGAAAAACATCAAAAGACCTGTATCTGCCAAGCAAGCGAAGAAGTCTCCAAAAGCTGCCGCTAGACGTAGAAGTTTTTGTAAGCGAATGATGGGTATGAAAAAGAAGCTTACATCTAAAAAGACGGCTAATGACCCTAATAGCCGTATCAACAAAGCACTTAGGAAGTGGGATTGTTAATGTCAGAAGAACTACAAGCAGAAGAACAGGTAGAAACCAATGAGGTTCAGGCTGGAGAGTCGGAGCAACCTTTGGAAACTACTCAAGAAAGACCTGATTGGCTTCCTCAGAAGTTTGACAGGCCAGAAGAACTAGCCAATAGCTACAGTGAGCTAGAAAAAGCATTTTACACTCGTAAAGAAGATTTACGAAATCAAATTGTTGGGGAGTTAAATGAAGAGGCCTCTAGTAATGCTCCTATCAGTCCTGCTGATTATGAGTTAAAGATAGAAGCCCCAGAGGGATTAGAATACAACGTATCTGACGATGACCCTATGGTTGATTGGTTTAGGGCTACTGCTCATAACTATGGATTATCACAAGAAGAATTTACTGGCTTAATGCAGGAATATGTTTCTATTGATGCCCAGCGTGGTCCTGATTGGAATGTTGAGTCTGAGCAGTTAGGCGAGTATGCAGACAAAAGATTAGAGCGTGTTGACGGTTGGGCTACAGCTAATCTGTCTGAAGAAGCCTATACTGTTTTTGCAAATGTTCCTGCTTCTGCTGGAATGGTTCAGTTGTTTGAAGAATTGATGGAGTTAAATGGACAGCCACAATTCAACATGACCACTGAAACAGACTTCCAAGAGCGTTTAAGTTTAGACGACTTACGCAGTATGCAGAATGACCCTAAATATTGGAAAGACAAAGACCAAGCTTTTATCGCAAAGGTAAGGCAAGGTTTTGCCCAATACTCAAGGCAGAATGGGTAATGTGAATTGGCATTTACTTTTTTCTGTGAAATTATGGTTTTACTTGAAGGCCCAAAAGCGAGGGATAATCTTCGGACCCCAAGCCAATGGATAACCAGACAGCCAAAAACTGAAACTAAACTTAATTAAAAGGAGTGTGTTATGGCAACACCAACTATTTCCACTTCCTTTATCGAGGAGTTTGAATCTGGCGTCCACATGGCTTATCAGCGCATGGGGTCGAAACTTCGTAACACTATTCGTACAGCGAATGGCGTTAAGAATAAAACCACGTTTCAAAAAATCGGTAAGGGTTTTGCTACTACCAAGGCTCGCCACGGTAATGTAGCTCCAATGAACCTTGAGCATACAAACGTCAACGTCACTGTTGAAGATTACTTCGCTGGTGAATGGATTGACGATTTGGATCAACTTCGCATCAATCACGATGAGATGATGGTCGCTCAACAGTCAGGTGCATATGCCCTTGGACGTAAGACTGATGAACTCATTCTTGCGGCAATGGATGCAACAACGAATAACCACAACGAAACAAGTAATGGCGTTACTCTTGCATGGGCCTTAGGCCTTATGGAATTGTTTGGCAATAACGATGTACCAGATGACGGTCAGCGTTATGTTGCTGTTGGTTGGGAACAGTGGTCACAGCTAATTGACCTTGATGAGTTTTCTCGTCAGGAATATGTTGGTGCTAACGACCTTCCGTTCCAGAATGCTATGACAGCTAAAAACTGGCTTGGCTTTATGTGGTTCCCGTTCTCAGGGCTTGATTCAATCAACTCTGATGCAGACCGCAAATGCTTTGCTTGGCATTCATCCTCAGTAGGCCATGCTATTGGTGCAGATGTTTCTTCAAACATGCAGTACCATAACGATAAGGACGCATACTTTGTTCTGAACAAAATGCAGATGAACTCAGTCCTAATCGATGCAAATGCTTGCTTTGAACTTCAGTTAAAGAAATAAGGAGAAGGACAAATGGCACTAGTAGTTGCAGACTTCACCTTAGTCAATTATTCAGGAAATGGCTTCCACATTTGGCACTACAAATCAACAGCCGATGCACTGAATACAATTGATGCGGCTGGTTACTTTAATTCAAAGTCCAGTGAAATCAATGTTGGCGATGTTATCTTTATCAATGCTTCTAATGGCTTTGGTATTGCGACAGTTGTTTCTAACGCAAGCGGAGTTGTCGATACAGGCGACATCGTGAGCATGACAACTGATAGTCGTTAATGGCTAAGACACCTACAAAGAAGGAGGCGGTGAAAGCCG